AGTTACTAACTTACCAACTTTTACATAAGAATATTTATTGTTAGTAGAATCTAAAGTAATACTACCTGAACCAGTTTGAGCAGAAACAGTATATAGACCCTCTTCGAAATCGTCCAACTTATTAGCCGACCCAGTACCGCCGAGGTAGACACCGCCTGATAGGTAAGCGTCTTTGAAACGGTTGGATGACCACCCCAAGTCCATTGCATTGTCTCTGTTTAATCCACTTGTAGAAGCAGGAGCAAAAGCATCTACCCCCCCAGCAGGGCCAACCAGTTTTACAGCGTTTTGTGTCCCAGCTAAATAAAAGACTAAGTTATTAGATCCGTTCCCAATACTACCTACAGCGGTGTTGTCCTTTTCAAAGCTAAGAATATCACCATCACTACTTTTTCGGTTTAATACTTGAACAACACCACCATCACGAACATGACTAAAGAAGCTACCATTAATAATCTGCATACCAGCAACATTACCACCTGTAGCAGTCTTACCGATTAACACATTCTCACTACCATCAATCGTAAGTGCCACTGCGTCTGCGTTATCGTCAATGCCTACAGAGGTGAACGCACCTTGAACTGTGAGGCTCGAAGCAAACGTCGTGGCATCCGCTATCTCAGCCGGTGGTACAGTCGTCATGACCGCCGGTCCTAGGTGAACAACGTAAATGTTATTCGTCCCCGTTGGAGGCGCTGAAGTAAATGTAAGCGTGGTTCCCGATACAGAGTACGCGACCGTCGGGTCTTGTATGACGTTCTCTACTACGACCCTGACGTCGTTTGTTACGGTCGGCAATGACATTGTAAAGGCGGTGGCTGAACCGTTGCCACTAAAGCTATCCTTTACTGTATTTGTATATGCTTCCGCAGGTACATTACCAAGTGTGGCCATTAGGTGATCTCCAGTATACTCATTACTACGTCAACAGAACTTGCAGTGTTCGAACTTACCTTAACACTATCTGCCGTTTCTAACACTACTTTTTGATCTCCGCCAACAATAACTATAGAACCGCCACTTGGAACTGGGGCATCTTTAATTAAATGTGTGTCGTTTGATCCGTCGTTTACCACCGCTGTAATCAAAACCTGGGAGGCTGTAACGTTCGATACCGTCAATCCGATAACCGTTGTAGCTGTTGATGAGGGGACAGTGTAGCTGCCTACCGAAGTAAGCGAAGTACCAACAGTCCGTGAAAGTTTTCTTTTAAACGTGTTTGCCATTGTCTATCCTAACCCAACGCAATTGCCAAAGCCACTGCCGTGCCAGCAGGGTCTACTTCTAAGTTTGCTTGTGCGCCTGCAACGTTAGAAGCACCAGTGCCTCCATCCGCAACCGCTAAGTCTGTTATACCAGAAATTACGCCGCCTGTAATGTTTACTGACGACATTGCTAAATTAGCAGTGAAATCAAATACTGCGGCTCCGGAACCCGCACCATCTGTGTAAATTAGTTTTGTATCCCCGTTGGCTACTGTAACGTTAGCTCCTGATCCCTGTGAAAATACAGCTGATTGACCAGAGTTGTTGTACACCATGTATGTCTTTTGTGCATTGTTTGGTGCAATCGTTATAGTGTTCGTACCAGAAGGAGATCCTCCTAAAACCAGGACCTTATACATACCATCCGATAATGTACCGTCTGTAGTTGTTAGGGTGTGCGTCGTACCAGACAAAGTAATCGTTCCAACCCCAGTAAGGATCCTGTCGATAATCTGAAGGTTAACGTTTGTTGTGTCGCCCCAAGCACCCGATTGTTCACCTGTGGCGATCAACTCAATGCCGTTTGCGCTAGTGTATGTACTCGCCATCTGTTTCTCCTATGCCGCTACTTCTGTCCAACCAGGGGACTGCGACGGTGTGATTTCGTCCCAACCGGGTGTTTGCGACGGTGTTATTCCATTCCAACCTGGTGTCTGGTTCGGGTCTATTTGGCTCCAAACAAACACAGTTCCGGTACCACCAGTTGCAGAAACGCCTGTAATTGAGACATTTGCTTCCGCGACTACGGTTACAGTACCAACATTTCCCGTACTTTCCAACCCTGTAACTGGAACATCTACACGAATACCGACTTCTACGTCGCCAATCTCGCCTGTTCCGGCTACTCCAGTAGGTAAAACAATGGAGTCTGCGGCTACTACAACCGATCCAACTGCTCCTGTTCCGGCTACACCAGTAGGTATTTCAACGACACTGTTGGCTAAGACCTCTACAGATCCGACACCACTCGTTCCTACCAGTCCCGATACAGGGACATTTGCTTCCGCAGCGACTATTACAGTCCCTGTTTCACCGGTTCCAGTAGAACCCGTGACATCAACATCAGCGTTTGCGGTGACTACGACAGTCCCTAATGCACCAGTTCCGGCTACCCCTGTAGGTAGAACGAGTGCCTCCGCAATAACAACCACTGATCCGACACCGCCTGTAGCGGCAATGCCCGTAGGTAAAACAACAGCGTCAGCAGTGACGCTAACTGTGCCGACGCTTCCTGCCGCTTGTAAGCCTGTTACCCCTACATTCGCATCCGCAGATACTGTAACTGATCCGACCCCACTCGTGGCGACCGTTCCCGTTACTGGGATATTAGCTTCCGCAACGATGCCAACTGAGCCAACGGCACCAGTTCCGGCTACCCCCGTGACTGTCACAGGAATAGCGGAATCCCAGGGTCCTTCAGACCATGTACCTCTGCCCCAGCCTGTGATGTCTACCATCGGAGGCTACTCCTTACGCGATGCGAATGATCGCGTTTGAAGCATCCGCTGTTGGGAACTGAATAGTAAAATCACCGTTAGTCGCCGTCTTGTCCGCACCAAATGCTAGGATAATACAAGAGTCTGTAGTGTTCGATCCACCACCTGTTGTGGTGTTGTAGATCATCGCACCGTTAGCAGTGATAGATGCAGAGCTAAATGTCAGATCGTTGAAATCACAGAACGCTGTTGTTCCGCTTGTTGTCGGTGTAACGTTTGTCAACGCCGCTCCGCCCGCAGTATATCCAGAACCCGAAGCTTCGTTCGAAGTTGAATAATCTGTTGTCGCAGCACCTAAACTTGCACTGCTTGTGAACAGAGCTAATTTAAAAGTACTACCACCATTGGTAAAATTGTGTTGGCCTTGCAGAAGTTCCTGCTTGAAGGACGTACACATTGCTTGAGTTATCGCCATATTATAGTCTCCTTATCGCGTCAGCTAGTTCGGGGTTTCCCGAATCTTTTAGGGCATTATACACAGTTGTACGGTCGCTGCGAATAGCTTCTCTCATATAAAATGAAACAACCTTTTCCATGTGCTCTTTGTAGGCCAGTGCCTGATCTCTGATAGCAGGATGTGCACCATCTGAAACGCTGATTAGTTTAGACACACAACGCTCCGCTACTTCTTCCGGTGAAAACCCACGGTTCTCTGTAGTCTGTACAGACACCATCGGTTGATCCGGCATATTGAAATCTAGTTTAAACATTACGTTTTCGGCCTTATAACTTTACCAACTCTATATTCTTGAGTGGTTTCTTTAGCTTCACCTAACATCTTCAGACCAATCATAGCTTCTCCAAAGCGTTGATTGTACTGTTGCATGACGTCAGCTTCGCCCTTCATAAATATGTACGCTTCTACAAGCGAACCGTATAACAATGCTAACTCACCGTTGGTACTAATCCAAGTAGTTCCTCCGCCTGCGCCCGCTGTTATGCTAGTGGGACGATACAGGTAGTGTAGCTCAACATCAAGGTTTGCGTTAGGTGTTGGACCAACAAGGAAGTTATCTACATCAAATTGTGCGTAATACTTAGGTAAACCCTGGGTAGTGGCGTTCGGAGAATACGTCTGTACAAAAGATACATCCTTAAATTCCACAAACGTCTTTTCATTATTCAAGGTATAGCTCAAAGAAAACGGAGCTAAGAAGTCACTTGGACAATTCAAATACGGGTTTGCTTGTGTAAGTGCAGCCGTTTGATTACGGCGAAACAAGTCTAGCTGTACGTTCTTTAATATACGCTCTTCTGCCGCTCGTATAAACAAGGGAAGATTTGCTACGAAACTCGTTTCGGAGTTTTCA